CGGCAGGTCGTGACCGACGCGGTAGGTGTGGTGCAGCGGCGAGTCGTGGGGGTCCTCGAGCTGCAGGGCCTGGGTGGGGGCGATGCGGCGGGTGATGCCGTCGGCCTCCGTCTGGTCGCTCTGCCTGTCGAGCAGTTCCCGCAGGTGCCGGACGCGCGGGGCGGCGGGCGCTTCTTCGGCCTTGTCCGTCAGCGTGTAGGCGATGGGGTCCTCGTCGACCGGCCGGTCCTTCAAGGCGAGCTGCTCCTCGGCCTGGTCCGCACGCTCCCGCTGCTCCCGGCACAGCCGGTCCAGCGTGTTCGCCCGGGACATCTGCGCAGTCACGCAGGCGTGCAGGTGCCGGATCTGCTCGACCGGGTTGAGGAGCCGGACCTCGGCGTCGCCGTAGGCGGCGGCCTCCAGCTCGGCGACGCGGGCGATCAGCCAGTCGACAGCCGAGGTGAGCGTCTTGCCCAGAGGAAACGGGACCTTGCGCTCTTCACCATTCGGGGCGAGCGACCCCCGCATGTCCATCGCGTCGTTCTGAAGCGCGATGAGCCGGATCCGGCGCCGCTCGCGCTGTGCCTCCAGGCTGACGACGCGGTCCTGCAGCTTGGCCATCTCGGCGGCGTGCTCGGGGGAGTTGAGCAGGCACGCGGAGTCGAGGGCGATGGCCAGGCCGGTCGGCGTGCGACGGTCCTGCTGCATCGCGGCGAGCAGGACGCCGGCGGCTGCGTTCACCGCACGCGTCGTCATGCCGGACTCGCTGCGGTGGGGCAGTGCCTGGTCTGGGATGATCGGAGCCATGAGGCTCCTCCTCTCGTGGTTGGTGTGAGGCGCCGAGTCGTTGGGTCGCCGGGCCGGGTAAGTCGGGCGGCCCTTCGGCGCGTTCAGGGGGTCAGGCGGCGGTCGCCAGCTGGTGGTGGCGCTGCCTCATCAGCTCCCGCTCGTAGGCGGCCGTACGTTCCGGGCTCAGCCGTCCCGCCGCGTAGTCGGCGGCGATGTCGGCGAGCGCCTGGTCGAGCACGGCGCGCGCGGCGGTGCAGGCCTGGGCGCGGGTCGCGGTAGGCGCGCTCACGTTGATGCCTTGACACGAGCGAGCGGCTTGAGCAGCGCGGCCATGGGCAGGCCGTAGATGAGCTCGACGCGGGCGGCGGTGTGGACGCTGGGTGCTCCGTGGCCGTGCCACAGGCGCCAGCCGGTCATCGTGCCGATGCCGAGCTTGGCCGACATCTGCCAGCTGTTGGGTTGGCCGGCGGCTGCGGCGGCTCTCTGTAGTGCTGTTCGGTCGTACCTCACTTAGGCATACCTCTCTTGTTCGGCAGGTAGCTACCTGCCGCAGTAGGTAGACGCTACCACTATCTACCGGGTGAGGTAGATAAAAGAGAGCGTGAAGGCCGTGTGATTACGCAGCGTTTGGTGAGGCGCCTCAGTGTTCGAATTTTTGCGCGAAATGCCGTGTGCGGTATGGCTTGCGGCGTCGAACAGGCCGGGGATAGTGTGCGGAGACCATTTTCCCGGGATATGCCAACTGGCCCACGGGGGGCTCCATGACGCGATAGCTACTTCTACCGACCTATCGCACGCGATAGCCTCGGCGACATGTCTACACACCCGACGGACGCCCAGCGCTTCGGCGCATGGCTGACCAAAGAACTTCAGGCGAGGGGCTACGATCTCGGGCCCAGAGGCGGAGGCCGCGCACGATTCGCACACGACGCAGGCGTCAGCCCCCAAGCCCTCGGCCGGTGGCTTCGCGGCATCGAACGCCCCAACACCAACGCCATCGAACAAGTCGCACGACGCCTGGGTCTTCCTATCGCACCCATGCTCGCCATGTGCGGCTACATCGACCCAGAGGAGCTACCGGCCCGGGGGGACCGGAGCATCACTCAGCGTGAGGCCCTCGAGGCGTTGGGTGTCACCAATCCAGCTCACCAGCAGGCAGTACTCACCATGATCAGCGCCCTCGCAGGGGGGGCGAACACCAGCTAGGAGCGCACGACATGAACCGTATCGATATTCGCCCGCGCACCCGCTACACGCTTGCCGGCCTGGCGGGCCTCACCCTGATCGTGGGCCTGGACATCCAGGTAACTGCCCGTGCCACCGGCGTCATCACCAAGGCGTCGGACATTGGTCTCGCCCTCAGCATTCTGGGCACCCTGAGCCTCGCCGCCACCTTCCCTGCCGCCGCCCGGTCGTTCTACCACTGGGCGCACGACCGGGGAGTGACGTCCCATTCCCGGCAGTTGCGTCTCGATGCCGTGCTTGCTGCCCGCGACACCGCTGACGTGGTGCACCTGGGGAAGCGCGCAAGATAGCGCCATTGCATTGCCTCGAGGCCCCGGCGCTGCACCGCGTCCGGGGCCTACCTGTACCCGGAGCCCGACATGAGCACAGAGCCGTTCATCGGATACGTCCGCGTCAGTACCTGGCGCGAGGAGAAGATCAGCCCGGAGATCCAGCGTGCTGCGATCACCACATGGGCGCAGCAGACAGGCCGTCAAGTCATCGACTGGGTGGAGGACCTGGATGTGTCCGGACGGCATTTCAAGCGGAAGATCATGGGTGCGATCCAGCGCGTCGAGCGCCGCGAGGCCAGAGGGATCGCCGTCTGGAAGTACAGCCGGTTCGGCCGCGACGACTACGGCATCCAGATCAACCTGCGTCGCCTCGAACAAGCGGGCGGCACGCTGGAGTCGGCGACGGAGCGGATCGACGCAACCACCGCCGTCGGCCGCCTGAGTCGCCATGTGCAGTTCGGCATCGCGGAGTTCGAGTCGCGGCGCATCGGCGAGCAGTGGCAGGAAACCCACAAGCACCGCATCGCTCAGGGCGTGCCATCCGCCGGCCGCCCCCGTTTCGGCTACATCTGGCACCCACGCCGCATCCCCGACCCGGCCTCGCCTACGGGATACAGCACCCAGCAGGAGTTGTACGAGCCGCACCCCGAGCTGGCGCCCCTTGTCGCATCCCTCTATGCCCAGTACCTCGGCGGCACCGGCATGGTTGCCCTCGCCCAGCAGCTCAACGCCGTCGGCCACCAGACCACGCGCGGCGGCCCGTGGGGCTACGACAGCCTCCTGCGCTACATGGACTCCGGGTTCCCGGCCGGGATGCTGCGCGTCCGCGACGACTGCGATTGCCCCAAGGCCGAAGGCCGCGGCTTTAAGAGCTGCGGGCACTGGCGGTATACCGACGGTGCGCATCTGCCGATCATCGGGTACGGCATCGACACCGATCCCACACAGCTGTGGGAGGCGTACCGGGAGCGGCGATCCCTGGTCCGCAGCCAGCCACCTCGAGCGCGCCACGCCACCTATGAGCTCACCGGCCTGGTGCGCTGCTGCTACTGCGGTCACTCGATGAGTGCGAAACGGCGCGGTGGCGGCCGGGATGCGGACTGGCGGTGCTCGCGCCGGGCGGGCGGCGCGCCATGCCCAGGCACCGCGGCCCCCGGCGGCTGGCTACTGGCCGAGGTTGTGCTGCCCTTCATTCGGGAGGTGGCGGACGGCGTGGACGCGGCCCCCGCCTCCATTTCCGCGCCGCGGTCGGCCGGCCCCGACCCGGGGGTGCAGCGGACGCGTCTCTCCACTGAGTCCGCGCGTCTCTCCGATGCGCTGGGCAGGCTCACCATGGACTACGCCCTCAACCCCGACCGGTATCCGGCCGACGCCTACGACCAGGCTGTGAGGCGGTTGGAAGCCGACCGCAAGCAGGTGCTGGCCGAGCTGGCGCAGTATGAAGAGGCGAAGCTGGTGCGGACGGCGGCCGACTTCCAGCCGCTGGCGGCTGACCTGCTTGCCCAGTGGGAGGAGCCGAACCTCCTCACCGTCGTGACGAAGAACCTGCTGCTGCGCCAGCTGATGCGGTACGTGTGGGTGCTGCCCCGCCCATCCCGCTATCAGGCTGCGGCGCGCGTGATCCCCGTGTGGGAGGACGAACCCGCACTCGTCCAGTAGTGCTAGCGTGCTGGCCCTCGGGGGGCGTGAGTTGCAGTTTGTAGGCCATGCCCGACGGCATCGCCTACAAACTGGCAGAGTCTCTGACCTGCTGAAACGTTGTTCTCGGACGACGAAGGGCCCCAGACGGTATGCCGTCTGGGGCCCTGTCGTTTCTGCGCCGGGATGTCTACGTGCCGCGGACGCGGCCCCGATGCGGAACGTGAGCTACCGTATACGGTCTGCACATATGATTTCAATGGCCAACATGATTCGGCAATTTTCTGCCGTGACAGGATGATCATGGGGCCGTGACCGTAGACGCGTGCTCGATCCCCCGCCCGGCCTCAGCGCGTTCCGGCGCCTACTCGCCGACCACATTCGCGAGGCCCGTACCGGGCGGTGCCTGTCCCAAGAGCAGCTCGCCCATGCCGCCGGACTGGCCCCCCGCACCATCGGCGCCATCGAGTCCGGCCGCACCGGCACTAGCACAGACAGCCTGTACGCCATCGCGTGCGCCCTCCAGGTGCCCGTCACTCACCTGGTCCAGGACGAGGGCGAACCCCGGCCGTAATGCCCAGCCGGGGCTCTCCTGGGACGGATCAGGTGCCGAGCGTCCCCGCCTTCACGGCGCCGAGGAACGAGGTCCAGGCCGCGCTTGAGGCGGCCGTCGCGCCGCGGGGGCGGTCCTTGGTGTCACGGAAGAACGCCCCGCCGACGGCCTTGGCGATCTCGACGCAGGCCCCGTTGCCGCCGCTGTAGCTGGACGTGGCCCAGGTGAGTTCGTCGGTGTTGTGCATGGTTGCCTTTCGTTTGTTTCCTTGCGGTGCCGGCGCGGGTGGCGCCGGGGGTCGTTATGACCACGTGCTCCCGGACGTGTCCGTGAGGCTGGTGCGGCCGTTGAAGCGGTCGATGTGCCGGCCGCCATGGCCGGGCCGGAGGGTGCACCGGCCCACCCGGGTCGGGTTGCGTGCCCAGCAGTAGCCCGCCGCCCGCCCGGCCGCGCGGGACTTCTCCTCGTTGTCCGGGAACCCGGGCTTCCGCCCGCTCATGCGGCTGCCCTGCCCTGCTTGGCGAGCTGCTGGAGCGCGTGCCCGTGGTCGCAGCCCTGGGCGGAGTCCTTGCATGTGCGGCAGTTCTGGGCGTGGTCCAGGAGGGCCCGGTACGCGGTGCGGCCGGTGCAGGGGCGGCAGCCGCGGGGAAAGTGGCGCACGCCGTCGACGACGCGCTCGCCGAGCAGGACGGCCTCGCCGGCGGTGAGCGGGTCGGCGCACCAGATGCAGTCTGCGCCGCGGGCCTGCCTGGCGGTGATGTCCTCGGTGGGGATCGCCAGTAGCTCCACTGTGGCGATCGCTGGTGGGGCGGTACGGTGCGTCACGTCGACTCCCAACAGTCGTCCGCGCCCCGGGGTCGGTTCCGCGACCGCCGGGGGCTTTGTGTCCTAGGGCAGACCGTAGCGTGTCCTAGGACAAGCCACTAGGGAGTAAGTGCCTTTACCCTCGACCGAATTACCAGTGTCCTAGTACATTCGGGCGTGCCCTAGGACGCGCAGAGGAGAGTCGATGCCCGACACCGAACACCCCTACATGCAAGTCGCCGAACGGATTCGCCGCCGCATCCTCGACGGCGCCCTCGGGGAAGGCGAGAAGCTGCCGCCGCAGCGGGAACTGGCCAAGAGTGAGGGCGTCTCCGTGGCCACCCTCGGCAAGGCTCTGGACCAGCTCCAGGTCGAGGGGTACATCACGACCTCCCGCAAGGGCACGTTTGTCGCCAACGCGCCCGAGGTCGCGCCGTCCAGCTACGACCGGATCACCCGCGTCCTGCGGACCGGTTCCGTCCTCGCCGAGGGCGAATCGATGATCGTCACGGCCGCAGAACTGATCAAGCCGCCCCAGTACATTGCAGAACTCTTCGACCTCGACGAGGGCGACCAGGTCGTGCGCCGCCAGTGGCACACAGGCAAGGGCCAGCAGCGTACCGGCCTGTACGTCACCTGGTACCCAGCTCACTTCGCCGCTTCCGTACCCGAGCTGCTGTCGACCTCCCGTCAGTCCTCGCCCGGGATCCTGATGAAAATCCAGCAGGCCACCGGACGGCATATCACCTTCGGTCGTGACGACATCCACGGCCGCGACGCGGATGCCCGTGAGGCCAACTTCCTCGGCCTGCGGATCGGCTCCCCCATCCTCGCGGGCGCCCACCGCCTGTGGGACGGCCAGGGTGTCATCGAGTACGGCGAGTGGTGCCTGCCGTACCGACTGGCTGTGGGGTACGAGTACTCATTCGAGGCTGTGCCGGAAGCAATCTGACCCCGAACGCGACGAAGCGGCCCCGCCCTCCCGAAAAGGAAGGCGGGGCCGCGGTCATTCAGCGAGCGAAGAGGGCGATGGCGCCGGTGGCCGCACCTACTACGCCGGCGAGGATGCCGATGGTGGGCAGCGGCCACCGCGTTTGCTCGATCGCGTCCAGGCGCCGTTCATGGTCGTCGAGGCGTTTGTCGGTCTGGTCGCCGCGCTGCACCAGCAGTGCGAGCTGTCCGTCGACGCGGGCGAACCCGGCCTCGACGGTGCCGCGGAGCCGTTCCAGCTCGACGGCGACGGCCGGGTCTGGTGTGGTCATTCGCGGCTCGCCTCGTCGGTGCGCAGCCAGGCGGGCAGCAGCTGTTGCACGCTGGGCAGGGCCATGACGCGGGCGAAGCCGCCCGCGACTGCCAGCGATCCGGCGACCCCGGGCAGGGCTGCGGGGACGCCGGACGCGTCGACGATCCAGGGCAGCGCCACGGCGACACCGACCGCGGTCTGCAGGATGGTGCGCGCGGTGCGCTTGGAGGTGTCTTTCATGGTGGCGCTCTTTCAGTCGGTGACGGTGAAGCCGTGCCGGGCGGCGAGCAGCTTGAGCGAGGCCTTGCCGGGGATGCCGTCGGCGGCCGAGCCGGTGTAGCCGCCGCCGGCCGGGGAGCGCTGCCAGCGGGCATACGCCTCGACGGACTTGGTGCCGAAGGAACCGTCGAGGTACTGGGCCTCGAGCAGGCCTTCCGCCTTCAGTGCCTTCTCGACGAGGAGGACTTCGGCCTTGTGCGTGGTGTGGCCCTGCGCGGCCGTCGGGTCGTGCTTCGCCGCGTATATGACGTGCGCGAGGGACACGGACGGCTTCACCGCCGGGGCGGGCGGCGACCAGCGCCAGGACGCGACCGCCTTGCCGCCGCGCGGGTCAGCGGGGTCTGCGGTGGGCGGGCACCCATCGGCGAACACCGGTGCCAGGTAGCCGGTGATGTAGTCGCTGTGGCGGGGGTGCTCGTGGCTCCAGACCCCGTTGCCCTGGCCGTTGTCGGTGGCCCCGGCCTTCACCGAGTTGCCACCCTTGGTGAAGACCGTGCTCTCGTTGAATCCGATGACGATCTCGGTGTGCGAGCCGCCGCCGAAGTTGACCAGGGCTCCTACGGAGGGGTACTGGGTATCCAGATCGTGGTCCTTGGCCCACTGCCACATCGCCGCGACCGACGCGGTCTTGGGCACGAGCTTGTCGAGGCCGACGTCGTGGAACATGTCCCAGTCCCACTCCATGCACCAGGCGACGCCGTCCCAGCCGTACTCCTGGCCGAAGGGCGTGTGGTTGTCCCAGCCGTCGCGGCTGTTCCAGTGCTCGTAGACGCGCTCGGGTACGGCCATCACGTGGTCGACCAGGCGGCGCCAGGCAGGAGTGGACATGAGGGTGGCCCCTTTCTGGGCATGAAAAAAGCCCCTTACGGGGCGGGTGCGGGTCAGCTGCAGGAGTAGCTGACCGGTGGGATCCAGGGCTGCCCGTCGCCGGGGGCGCCTGCGGTCGGCGTGTAGGAGAGCGGGGACAGCAGCGTGTCCGCGCTGGTCTCATTGCGGGTGCCGAGCCACAGGTCGACGATCTGCCACGGCTGGCCGTCGAGGACGGTGATCGTGCGGGGCTGCCCGCCGCAGCTGGACGTGGTGAAGTCGCGGCGCGCGTAAGCGGGTGCGCCCCAGCCGACGTTGCCCGGCGCAGTCCAACCGGAGTACAGAGACGGCGAGGTGGCGTACCCGGCGGGAGTCCCGGCGCAGTAGCCGCAGCCCTGGTCGCTGTACGTGAGGACGTACTGCTGGGTGGCGTCGTCCCACCAGCCGCCGGGGCCTTCGATCGGGCCGGACATGCCGGCCACCTTGCGGACGCCCTGGCCGGTGCCGCCGCTGCCGCTGTAGTTGAGCTCCTCGATGTTGAGCTGCGCGGCGCTGGGCATGGAGCAGACGATCGCGGGCCGGGTGTTGGGTCGTTCGATGATGCCGAAGTCGCCGTTCCCGGCACAGATGCTGAGGCTCGGCTTGGTGTACGACCCGTTCGGGGTGACGCCGGGACCGCACGGGCCGGTGACGCTGGCGCAGCCCATGACGTTGTAGGCGTTGGCTCCGGTGTCGGAGTAGTGCCGCGGCGCGTTGAACCAGAGGATTGGGACGCCGTCGTTGTAGCCCCAGCCCGAGCGGACGATCATGCGCGGGTTGAAACAGCCTTGGCCGGTGCCGCCGCACGTCTCCTGCCAGCTGCGCTTCGACCACGGATCCTGCGAGCCGGGGTCGAACAGGAGCTGCGGCGTCGACCACGGGCCCTGCAGGCTGGGCGCGGTGGAGACGCCGAACCCGCACCACGGGGTGCCCGACACGTACCACTCGTAGCCGC